GATAAGCCATATAATTCTCCTAAAATTATGAACGATTTCCAAAACTAACCGTAGACTTCCGTTCTTGGAACAGAGGCATACGAGAGTCGCTTTGCCTTAAAAAACTATTATCTACTGCATCTGCATTCGCCTGGGTTTGATTTGCCTCATAATCAAATCTCGCCTGTACAAACTCTTCAGGTATCTTGCAGAGTAATAAGCCACCAATCTCAATATTGTCTTTGTATCGACTATCAGGATCAGTTAACATGCCATATTTCGGTTGCTCTTCAGCTCTGACTGGTTCCCAGCCTTCTCTCAGTTTTGAAGAGAGATTACGAGGGTCAGCGTTGTTAAGCATCGAAACCCTAACCCAGCGATAAGCAAATCCTGCTTGCTTGTCTGGTTCAGGTAACAACTCTGGAGGTCTCCAAGCCATTGGTCTCACAGTTTGTTGTCTAGTTTCTATTTCACGGTTATTACGATTTTGTTCAGCCATTTTGGGACTCCGATTTTACATATGCATTAAAATATTGCTCTGGTGAAATTTTTAATTTCTTACACAGATCCAGTTGTCGAGTATTTAAAGTAATCTTTTTTGAAGAGGTAGATCTCGTTGCTGGTGCAACTACCGTGCTTTTGCGAGTTGTTGTAAAGGTTTTGGTCTCTACTTCCCCAAACTTTTCAGGGAATCGTTTTCTCATTTCTGCATCAATAGTAGACCAGTAGTAATCGGAGCCTAGTGGGGCCCCTTCCCTTTCTAGTCGCTTATGTATGCCCATAGCGAGAAAACTCATATCATCGTCAGTACCATACCACTTGTTTTTGTCAAGCCACGCTTGGGTTTTTGAGTCCAGTCGTGCAGGTTGGCTCTGCTCTTGAGGTATTTGTACCTCATTTACAGATGATTGTAAAGCATTTTCATCGTATTGTGGGCGATATCTTTCCATCTCTTGAGCTTTAAACTGCACTTCTGTTAATCGCTCTTGAGCTTCGACCAATCTTTCAGCATCACCAGAGTCATACGCTTCTTTATATTCTCTTCTTGCCTTATCTAAGTCAGAGGCTAACTTCTCTTTAGCCGTATTAACATAGACTTTTTCACCATCAGAAAGTCGACTTTTTAAAATCTTGTTCTCATTAATAATGGTATTAGCAAGACGAATAGCTTCTTCGTTTTCTCTGAGAGCTGCTTCTTTAGCCCTACGCTCGTCATTTAACAGTTTCTTTGCTTGAAGAATGCGTTGTTTAGCTTCTTTAGAGTAAGACTCTAAATCGTCAGCTTCAAACTCATCAACAATTTCCTTTGGCATCGGTGCAGCATTAATCCGATCTTCCTCTGGAGTATCATCGACAACTTCGATTTCAACTTTTTCATCTTCAATATCTTCACTTAAAAAAGAAAAATCTTGTTTTTCAAATTCAGCCATTGTGTTCTCCTTAAGCTCTTGTAATTCCACGAGGATCATCTACTACTGCCTCGACAGAATCATCATTGATTAATCGGAATTCTCTGCCATGAATCTTTAGGCGAGTGCCAGTATTGGGTCTGGCTAGAACAAAGTCACCGACTTTACACCACGGACCATTTGGGAAACGCTTCTCGTCTTGATAACAATCAGGTCCCATTTTTAAAACAAAGAATACAGTAGATAGAACTTCTTCCATATGCAGAGTTTGATCTGCTTTTAGAATTCCACCACTATGTTCTTTTTCTGCATCTGGTATTGCTACCAACATGCGATAACCCATTGGTTCAGGTAATTGCTTTGCTTTTTCTTCTGCTGTTTGAGGCAGGGTTGTTGTTGCGTTCACATCATCGGTGTTTGAGCCGATTAGGATTTTACTCATCGAAATTCTCCAGTCTTGATTTAAGGTCTATGATATTTCTACGCACGGTGAGCAGACCATGTATCTCACCACACATTCTTTGGTAATCGGCATAGTCTTTGGCTTCACCGATTCCCAGAGCCTCTTCAAGAATCTTTACTTTGTCATCAATCTGTTTGAGAAGATGATCTAGTATTTTTTCTTTCATTTAATTTCCTTTTTTTTAAGTTGTTTAGCGTTTTTATATAAATCAGCTGTTACCTGAAGTTTTTGACTTTGGCGTTGTTGATTCATTTGGGCTTTTGCATTACCAATTTGATGACCTAACTTCATACCTTCTAACTGTTGTTTGGCTTCTAAAGACTCTCTATCAGATCTTGTTTTAGCTCCAATCTGCATACCAGCAATTTCTTTTTGGGCTGCAATACGCATTTTTTCAATTTCAATCTGATCAGCACCTTTAGCCGCATCAATTTGCATCTTCTTCTGTTTAATATCAATTTCTTGTGCCTTTAACTGTAATTCTTTCATCTGCATCTGGATAATTGGATCTTGTGCAGCTTGTTGAGCTTGTTGTGCAGCTTGAGCAGTTTTATTTTGACCTAGAATATTCTGTGCAGCTGGTACAGCCATGCGAGTAATCTGCATTTCTTGTTCTGGTGTTAACTTAATATCATCATCTTCATTATCAGAATAAGGAATTTGGATACCCATTTGCTCTTGCATCTGTCTCATATACTCCATTCCAACGTGCTCGGTAATATGTGACTGTAAAGCTTGCATAATTTGTGGTGCTTGTGGGTTTTGACCAATGACTTGTTTGATTTTTGGATCATTTAATGCAGCCATGTGGATTTGAATATGAGCTTGATGGTCTTGATACATGAAAGCCTTGAGTGGTTTATTCTTTAAAGCGTTCATATTCTCCGTAATAGGGTCCGTTGGCTTCATATCTTCTTGCATTGGCACCAATTTTTCTGCATTTTTTATCCCAATCACTTCTAACATCTGTCTATGTAGATAAGGTAAGTTATAAAGCTGGGGTGCAGTCTGTGAAAGCTGTAAAACTGCCTGATATTGCACCACTTTTTGGCTCATAGTAGCCGCATTAGGGTCGCTTACAGGGATAATATTGACCATTTCATAGTCAGATCTACGAGCTTTACGGTCTCCAGTATCAGGTTCAAAGGAATAATCCTCTGGAGCGTAGTCAGCAATAATCTCTTTAAGTAATTTGAACTCTTGTTTCATTGAATAGTGGATACGAGCTTGTATCGCACTCATGACTTTCAAGGTTCTTTCCAAAATTGCCAGCGTTGTACCGACTGGTGACTGGCTACTCATGTCACTTGCCTTCAAATCGCCACTAGAAGCAAACCTTCTACCTTCTTCCACAATCTGATTGAGTAATGCCATCAATGTTTGGCTTGGTTCTTTGTACGGCAACGGCATGATGTTGTCTTTCATCGTGCCAGATGGTACGTCTACGTCTCTAAATTCACCTGGAGCTATCGGTGTATCATCGCCTTTGACTCGTAATCCACGAGTTTTAAAGCCTCCTGGAAGATTAGACAAGGATCCTGCATCAACTAACTGTCTTAAAATAGAAGTTCCAGATTTGGCAAAAGCCCCAATAAGGTGTATAAGCCCAAAGTGGTAAAAACCAAAACCAGGAATATAACCATAATGAACAAAATGTTGTCTTTTTTGGTGTGTCTTGTCATCTTCTCTCCAGTTTCTACGAATTGCCAATATCATTCCATTGGCTTTTTCAATCGTTACAACATACGGAAGAGCGATTCCAGTTTCAGCTCCTGCCTTATCTTTATGTTCAAAGCCAGGTAAATCTAAATGCACATGCATTTCTAAGATCTTAAAACGGTCATCCGTTGTTGCTCTAAACCCTAACTTTTCTGCTATCTTCTTTTCTACTTCATCCAGAATGTTATCTGGTGTTCCTAAACTAATATCTCTGTAAAATCCTGCATAAATCAAGTGATTCATCTCACTTTCAGTCTTACGCATCACATGGGTAATTCTTTCAGCCGCCTCAAGACTACTCGCACCATATGGCACTACCAAGTCTTCAGCTGGAATATACATCGAAACCTGACGATCTAAAGTCGTTGGATCAACATAAACCTTCTTAAATCCATTACCTGAAAGTCCTACTCCCCAAAGCATACGTTCATGTTCTGGGCGATATTCTTGCATCACATCCACAAGCTGATGGTTCATGTCTTCTACCACTCTACCCATTGCATCTTTTTTGTCTTGGGTTTCTTTACCAACTATCTCACCCTTAACAGGACCACTTGCTGGAAAGGTTTCCATAATGGTCTCTGACTGAAACTTAATCAGCTTCTGCCAAAACAGGATGATAAACTCCACAAGCACCTTCCCACGGCTCTGAGCGTTCTTCAATCTTTAAGCCTAGTAACTCTAAGCCATCCACATAGGTTTGTATCCAGTCTTTACGAGAATCAATGTCGGACTGAAAATCTCCCATGAGATCACCAGCGATTTGCGTTAAGACCGATTCAGGAACATATTCCGCCAAATTAGCGTCAAAGTCTTCAATAGACTCACCACCGAGTTGGACTTCTACGCCATCCATTTTGATGTCTACTTCTTCTGGATCGACAATCTCAATCTCGACATCTGGTCCATCGATGGCTGCTAAACCTTGTGGGGCTTGATACAGGGCTTTATCTATTGACATATGAATCCTTAATAATATGCACGTTTACGCCTAAATTCTTTAGGCTCATCTGGCTCATCACTTTGTAAAGTGATAAATCCACCTCTTCTGAATCTTAACAAAGCTTGTGTGGTTGAGTCTACCAAGTCATCGTGGTCTGAATTTGGAAATGCTGCCAGCTCTTCTACGACTTCTTCAGCCCATCTTTTTCTTGGTGCCCATACCTTACCACTAGCAAACAAATCTGATACGCTATTAACCCTAGATATTTTATCGTTTCCCCTAGTCGGTGTAAACTCTTGAACAGGTATTCCCATTCGTCTAAGCTCAAATATAAGGGGAGCACCAGACGCTTTCGCTTCAACAATAAAGCTGTCAGGTTGCCAATCCTTGTACATTTCGTAGGCTCTTTCTTTAAGAGTGGGGAACTCCATACGTTCTTTAAGTGCATCCAATAAAATAATATGTGGGTCTTGCTCGTTTTCATTTAAATAAAATACTCCCCAAGTTGTACAGGCTGAATAGTCGGCTCGCTCACTTTTTGTAAATGCCGTATCCCATGACTGGATTATATAGTGACATGGAGGTGGTGTCTCCTTTTCCCACACTTGCCACCATTCTCTTTTAACAATCGCACCTTCTTCACTTGTTGGATCCTGCTGATACTGGGCTTGCCATTTGGATAAAGGTAATTCAATGCGAAGCTTACACAGTTCATCGTAACTCCAGAACTCTGGCCATAATGGTTTTTCATTTCGCTTAATTGCTGGAAGGCTGATAATTTCCCATTCATCGCCATCTCGGTCAATCATCGCCTGACAAATTTTGCCAGTCAAATCTCTTTTTGACCAGCGAGTCATCACTACAACAATCGAACCACCAGGTTGTAAACGCTGACGTGGACCTGACGTATACCACTCGTAAACCTTATCAAAAACCGAAGGATCTCCTGCTGCCAACGCAGCTTCCTGTTCTGAATGAGGATCATCAATAATGAGTAAATCAGCTCCCTTACCAGTAACAGTACCACCAACACCAATAGCAAAATACTCACCATTAGCATTGGTGGACCAACGACCAGCAGCTTTACTATCCGACCGAAGAGATACATTGGGAAATACTTTTCCATAATTTTCTCCATCAACTAAGTTCCTCACCTTCCTACCAAACCCTACGGCTAGTTCTGCCGTGTTCGAGCATTGAATAATTTTCTTATTGGGGAATTTACCCAAATACCAAGCAGGTAACAGGTAAGAAGCAAATTCAGACTTAGTATGCCGAGGAGGCATATTGATAATAAGTCGTTTAATTTTTCCACTAGCAATCTCCTCAAATTTAGCTGCCATTAACGCATGATGTTCGCCATGTATAAACCCTGGCCACATCGTCTGTACAAACGTCATAAAATCTATCTGACCAGTTTCCCTAGTCAAAGACTCAGAATAAGCCGTAGCCAAAGGCATCAAAGGTGCCCTCTCCTCCTCTGGCAACATATTTATAATCTGTAACAGCTCATCCATTTAAATTCCTAAGTTTAATATACGCAGGGCGAATGCTACGAGCATACTTTAAGTCTCCTTTACAAACCCCTATTTTTATTAACATTTTCATTTT